TTATAATGTGTGAGGTAAATGATATTGGAGATCAAGTAGCATCCATTCTAAACTTTGATCTTGAATATGAAAACTTACTTATGTGTTCTATGAGGGGTAGAGCAGGTCAAGTTGTGGGTCAAGGGTTCTCTGGTAAGAAGACACAACTTGGAGTTAAGATGTCCAAGACAGTTAAGAAAATTGGTTCTCTTAACTTAAAATCTCTTATTGAAGCAGATAAATTAATATTTAAAGATTATGAGATTATATCTGAATTAACTACCTTTATTCAGAAGAGTAATTCATTTGAGGCAGAAGAAGGTTGTAATGATGACCTTGCTATGTGCTTGGTAATATTTGGTTGGTTAGTTCAGAGTGATTACTTTAAAGAACTTACAGACCAAGATGTTAGAAAGAGATTATATGAAGAACAGAAGAATCAGTTAGAACAAGATATGGCTCCATTTGGTTTTATTGTAGATGGTACTGATGAAGATAATTTTGTTGATAGTGAGGGTGATCGATGGTTTATAGATAATGGGTCAATGGATACTTCTCCTTCTCCTGCTTCATGGAATGCGGATGAGTATGGTGACAGATCTTACAACTGGGAATATCGGTAATGGAATTTGACAAGCAACTTAAACTGGGACATTTGTTGCTTGTAGATAGAAAATGTAGAACCTGTGGAGAGATAAAAAATCTAGTTGATGGTTTTTATAGAACAAGAAAAAGCAGAGGGGCAGTTCCATCCTCTTATTCTTATGAATGTAAGATATGCACGATAAGAAGAATTGTAGATAGAAGAAAAAAGAAACCATTTAGTGATTGGTCATATCCAGACTGGTAGTGTTCACTCCATGTTTCCCCGCTGAAAATAACCTTTTGAATAAATATTTTCAGATAAACTGAGACTCGGAGAAAGACAACATGGCCACTCCTCAATTATCTCCTGGAGTACTGGTAAGGGAGGTTGATTTAACAGTAGGAAGAGCTGAGAATGTATTAGACAATATCGGTGCAATTGCTGGACCGTTTGAAATTGGACCTGTCGATGAACCAATCGACATTACTACTGAAGAAGATTTAATTAATACTTTTGGTAAACCAATTGGAACAGATGCACAGTATGAATATTGGATGACAGCATCGTCATTCCTTTCATATGGTGGTGTTCTTAAGGTAGTTAGAACTGCTGGTAGTAATCTTAACAATGCAAACGCAGGTGTTGGTGTTGCTTCTACTGCTGTTCTTAAAATTTACAACTATGATGATTATCTAAACAATCATCAAAGTGATGCAACATTTAACTATTCAGCAAAGAATCCAGGAACTTGGTCTAACACACTTAAAGTTTGTACTATAGATGATTTTGCGGATCAAAGAATTGGTATTAGCACTAATAACTTAGCACTTGCTGGTGCTACTGTTGGATTTGCTGTTACTGCAAATATAGACGGAGCAATTATTCCAGGAATTGGAACCACAGGTGGATTTACTGGATTCCTTAAGGGAATTATTACTGGTGTAAACACTGATTCAACCAATTCCAATTCAACAATTGATGTTAAGATTACTGATAGAATGTCGGTAATTGGTGGTATAACATCATACTTCCCAATCGACTATGCAGAAGGAAATAGCATAGCAGCATACACAACATCATCTTCTGTTCAATTCTTGAATAATTCAGGAGTTACTACAGGACATTCTGCTAGTGCAGCATATACTCCAGCATCTGTTAAAGACTGGTATGATGAGCAAACTTTAAATCTTAAGAACTCAACAACTTATTGGAAGACCATAGCACCTAGACCAACAACTAGCAACTTTGTTAGTGAAAGAAAGGGTAAGAATGATGGTATACACGTCGTTATTGTTGATGATGAAGGTAGAGTAACTGGAATCAAAGGAAATATTATTGAGAAACATCTAAACCTATCTAAGGCAAAAGATACAGTTTCTGCAGTTAATCCTCCACAAAAGGTATACTATAAGGATTACATAGCACTTTATTCTGAAAATATCTACGCAGGTATTAACCCATCTAATGCTAAAGATAGTCAGTGGGGTACTACTCCTCGTGCTTCTGGATTCTCAACAGCATGTACTGCAGTTACAACTGGAGATGGTTTATGGGGTCTTGATGCACAGGGTGTTACTTACTCAGTATTGGGTAATGTGGCATATGAATTAAGTGGTGGACAGGATTATGGTTCAATTCCATCTGGTGAAACCAAAGGTGGAATGAAGGCTACACTAGCTGACCTAATGACATCCTATAGATTGTTTAGCAATAAGGATGAAATTGAAGTTGATTACTTGATTATGGGTCCAGGTTGTGAAGTAGAATCTGATTCGCAAGCAAAAGCAAATCAACTTCTTTCACTTGCTGGAGAAAGAATGGATTGTATGGCAACAATCAGTCCACATAAAGCAAACGTGGTAAACATCACTAATACTGATACACAAACCACTAATGTGATTAATTTCTTCAGTCCACTTTCCTCATCATCTTATGGTGTATTTGATAGTGGATACAAGTACATGTATGATAGATTTAATAATGCATTCCGTTACATTCCTTGTAATGGAGACGTTGCTGGTCTAATGACTCGCACAAACATAGTTGCTTATCCTTGGTTCTCTCCTGCAGGACAAGCAAGAGGTGTTATTAACAATGCAGTTAAACTTGCATATAACCCATCTAAAGCACAGAGAGATAAATTATATCCAAATAGAATCAACTCTTTCGTAACCACACCTGGTATCGGAACACTTCTATTCGGTGATAAAACTGCTCTTGGATATGCATCAGCATTTGATCGCATTAACGTTCGTCGTTTATTCCTTACAATTGAGCAAGCACTTGAAAAAGCAGCACAGGCTCAACTCTTTGAACTCAACGATGAGTTGACGAGAGCAAACTTCCGCAATATTGTGGAACCTTACCTTCGTGACATTCAGGCAAAAAGAGGACTTTATGGATTCCTTGTTGTTTGTGACACTACAAATAACACTCCTGATGTTGTTGATAACAATGAATTCCGAGCAGACATCTTCCTGAAGCCTGCGAAGTCCATTAACTACATTACCTTAACCTTTGTTGCTACACGTACTGGTGTAAGCTTCGAGGAAGTAGCAGGTAGAGTTTAACTATTAGCTCTAAATATAAACAGGAGGATTTAATCAATGGCTACAACTAGACCAAACAAAAATATATCTGATTTTAAATCAAAACTGATAGGTGGTGGTGCAAGACCCAATCTGTTTGAGGTAGAATTAACCACTCTACCTGACGGGGTTACTGGATGGGATGCAGATTCATTCCAATTTTTATGCAAAGCAGCTGCACTCCCTGCACAGAATATTGCTTCAATCGATGTTCCCTTTAGAGGTCGAATCTTTAAAGTTGCTGGAGACAGAACAATTGATACTTGGACTGTAACAGTAATTAACGATGAAGATTTTGTTCTAAGAACTGCATTTGAGAATTGGACACAGCAAATCGCAGATTTAACAACTAATCTCGGTGCTACTGATCCATCTTCTTATATGACGAATGCTAAAGTATTCCAACTTGGTAGAGGATCATCTAAAGCAAGCACAAGTAGTACTGGAAACGAAAATGTAGTACTTAAAGAGTACGAATTTATCGATATATTTCCAACAAGTGTATCGGCTATTGACTTATCTTACGATACAGGGGATACTATAGAAGAGTATACCGTTGAATTCCAAGTTCAGTCTCTCAATTTGACTGGAGCAGGGTCTCCTAACGGTTAATAAATAGTAAAAAGTTAGAATAAATTATGGCTAAGTTATTTGGATTCTCGATAGAGGATACTGAACCACTATCTCCAAATGCGGTCTCTCCCGTTCCTCCTAATAACGAGGACGGGAATGACCATTATTTGAGTAGTGGTTTTTTTGGGCAGTATGTAGATATAGAGGGTGTTTATAGAACTGAGTTTGATTTAATCAAAAGATATAGAGAAATGGCGCTTCATCCTGAAGCGGATAGTGCGATTGAAGATATTGTAAATGAAGCACTGGTTTCTGATAGTAATGATCAACCAGTACAAATAAATTTAGATCATTTAAATGCTAGTGATGGTATAAAGAAAAAAGTTAGAGAAAATTTTAAATTTGTATTAGACTTATTAGATTTTGATAAAAAAGCACATGAAATTTATAGGAATTGGTATGTAGATGGTAGACTTTTTTATCATAAAGTTATAGATTTAAAAAATCCAGAAGCAGGTTTACAAGAGTTGCGTTATATTGACGCGATGAAAATCAGATATGTTAGGCAAGAAAAGAAGAAAAAGGGTGATCAATTTACTAGGGGAGCAATTACAGGATTAAATACTGGTAATCCAGAAGAATATGAGTTTCCTGAATTAGAAGAATACTACGTATATACTCCAAAGCAAACATATCCTACTAATACTACTGCTGGAGGTGGTGGAAAAGGTTCAATTAAAATTGCATCAGATGCCATTACATACTGTACATCAGGTTTAGTTGATAGAAATAAGGGATCAACTCTATCATATCTTCATAAAGCAATTAAATCACTCAATCAATTAAGAATGATTGAGGATAGTTTGGTTATATACAGATTATCAAGAGCACCAGAAAGAAGAATTTTCTACATAGATGTAGGTAATTTACCTAAAGTCAAGGCAGAGCAATATCTCCGTGACGTAATGATGAGATATCGGAACAAACTTGTCTACAACGCCGACACAGGAGAGATCCGAGATGACAAGAAGTACATGTCAATGCTTGAAGATTTCTGGTTGCCTAGAAGGGAAGGAGGTCGTGGAACTGAAATTTCTACTCTTCCTGGAGGTCAAAACCTTGGAGAGATCACGGATATTGAGTACTTCAAAAAGAAATTATATAGGTCGCTCAATGTACCCACATCAAGAATGGACGGAGAGGGAGGATTTAACTTGGGAAGATCCTCAGAGATATTGAGAGATGAAGTTAAATTTAGTAAGTTTGTTGGACGTTTAAGAAAGAGATTTTCGAGAATGTTTAATGACATGCTCAGAACCCAATTACTTCTAACGAATGTAATTACTCCAGAAGATTGGGAGGTAATGAGTGAGCATATTCAGTATGATTTCTTATATGATAATCACTTTACTGAATTAAAAGAGACAGAATTATTAAATGAAAGATTAGCATCTCTTGCTACTGTTGAACCTTATATCGGCAAATATTACTCTAATGATTGGGTAAGACGTAATGTTCTACGTCAAACTGATGAAGAAATTAGAGAAGAGGATGAAAAGATTGAAGATGAAATTGCAGATGGAACTATTCCAGATCCTGCAGAAATGATGTTAGATCCTGAAGGTACTGGTGGATTAAGACCAATGCCAATGGATGATTTAGGAGCTAGTGCTGCTGGTGGTGAACCAGATGCTGCACTTAGATCTATGGATGTAGATAGTAAAGCAACAACTATGGATGCAAATATAGTTAAGCCAAAAGGCGGAGAAATTTAGTGGCAACTGGAAACTGTAAAGTTCCAAGAGATAAACAACCACATTTTATGATTAAATTGTATGAGGAAGATGTGAGATTAATATATAATGCTGTAGATTTTTATCATAAAAATAGACCTGGATCATCAAAAAGACCTGAATATCAACAAGAACCAACGGCACATTTGGAATGGTTGAAGAGTGCTATGATGACTATAATGATGGAATCTAGTTTTCAGCAGAATAAATAGTGTCTAAATAGAATATAGTTACTCATTTGACACTATTAAGATGGATGAACTTATGGATATGATTGCTGCGGATGATTCGGCTTCACAGGTTAGCGATAAAATAAAAGATATTTTATATTCAAAATCAGCTGAGAGAGTTGATGGATATAAACCTAATGTAGCTAATTCATTATTTGGTGATCAAGAATCAGCAGATGAGATTGAAGCGGAAGTAGATGCGGCTGCTGCAGTTATTGCAGGACAACCAGAAGCAGAAGCAGAAGCAGAAGTAGAAACTGAAGTTGAAGATGAATCAGAAGAGTAATTCTATAAATAACTAGTAAATGAATTTTAATACTATAAGGTTTGTATAAATGGCTCTCAATCCCGTAGGAAGCGGTTCCTCACTTACAGTATCTACAGATACGGCTAAGGTAATTGCAAATGGAATTGCTCAACAATCTGATACCTTAAAGGTCACTCTTGTGGGTGCATCTGGATTAGAAGGTGCTCATATTAAAGTGGGTGAAATGCCAACTGCGACAACTGCAGATTTTTATTTGGTTAAAGGTGAAACTGCAACACTTAATATTCACAGACCAGCTTCTCAAAGAGTAATTGGTATTACTACTGGATCCACAACAATAATTCAGTTTCCTGAAGGAACTGGATCACCATTTGGTGTTGGTAATAGTGTGAGTATAACAGCAACAGATCAAAGTTATTATGATGATGTTATTAAAGATTCATCTGTAACTGCAGTAGATAATACTGCTGGTGTTGGTGGTGCTTTTGCTACTAGAATTACAGTTGATGCTGATACTTCTGGTATTAAAACTGATATTAGCACTTATGCTACTTTGAGAAATTCATTTAAAGTTAGTGCTCTAGCTAAAGGTAATGCTGCTAGTGTAACTGGTGCATTATATTATCAACAAGTTCAAGTTACAGGGGAAGCCTGATGAAACTCATTACGGAAGAAATTGA